GAAAAATCTTTTAATGAATGGTTTAAAGAAAATTATTCTCTGATTTATGGAGTATTTGGCAACACTTTTGAATCATATAAAAAAGTATACATGGTAGGATATGCTGCTGGTTTTCAGTCTAAAATAAAATATTCTAGTGAGGAACAATTACAAAAATGAAAGAACATATTCCACTAAAATACGAATGTCTTGATGGTTTATCAGATAAAATAAAGTCTTGTTCTGATGATAGTATAGCCAAACTTTTAATAGAAATGTATGATCTTATAGTTTATCAGATGAATGAAATCAAAGAACAAAGAATGGAAATAATAGCATACAAGCATAAAGCAGCATGGAAGCATTATGATAAACCCATAGAAAATTATGATCCTAATATAAGGCAATACGTTGACAAGCCGCCCAAATCTGGTAATATGAGTTGTTAGGAGAACACAAATGCTATGGACTGAGGTTCGTTCTTGGGCAAAATCTAAAGGTTATGAAACTATCAAAGATAAAGAAGACAATCAATATTATTGGGCTAAATTAGATTCTACTGAGCCAGATGCTAGCGGTGTTACTAAAAGTGTTAGTAAACTTGCTTTTGCTATTTATAATCATATGACAGACAATAAATGGCTTGATCATCAAACAGAATATAAAGAAAATTTAGAAACTAAAAAAGCAAACGTAAGTGACTACTAAAAAGAAAAATATTGTTTATACATGCGTTGTTGTGCCAGTAGCAGTTGCTAATGGTATTATTGGTGGTATTTCTAGCGTAATTACAGCGTATTTTTTTAAACCAGTATGGGATAGAACTATGAAATGGTGGAATAATGAACGTAAAATTAATTAGTGTAACTCCTGACGCAGAAAAACAAATAGCATATTGTGCAAGAGTAAGCAATCCAAAGAATCAAGATAATGATAATATAAGTAGACTACTCAAATATTGTATAGATCATAAACATTGGTCTATATTTGAAATGGCTTACATGACTCTTGAAATTAATACAACAAGAGGATTAGCCGCACAAATTTTACGTCATCGTAGTTTTACTTTTCAAGAATTTAGTCAAAGATATGCTGATACTACTCTTTTAGCAGAAGAAATACCTTTGTTTGATTTGCGAAAACAGGATACTAAAAATAGACAAAACAGCATAGATAGCGTTGATGATTATGAAAAGAAATATTGGTATGCAAGAATATCAGATCATTTTAGAAATGCCCAATTATTGTATGAACAAATGATTAGAGATGGGATAGCAAAAGAATGTGCTAGGTTTGTTTTACCTCTTGCTACTCCAACTAGACTTTATATGAGCGGATCAATTCGCTCCTGGGTGCATTATATTGAGTTACGATCATCCAACGGAACTCAAAAAGAACACATGGATATTGCTAACAATTGTAAAGAAATTTTTTCAGAACAATTTCCTATTATATCTGAGGCATTGTTGTGGCAATAGTACCAGTAAAAATCACTCGACAAATTTTTGACGAAGCAGCAGATAGAAATCTTGCCTATAAAAATAAATTTGGAAATATTGGAACACATAGAACAAATAAAGATAGACAAAGAATGACCGGATATTTAGCAGAGGCTTGTGTTCGTTCATTATTCCCAGATATTAAATATAGTGATGGTGATGTTGTTGATTTTATATTTAATGACATTACACTTGACTCTAAAGCACAGGGATGTAATTCCAAACCATTAGATTATTTTTCTGCTACTCTTTATGAGGAACAAAAATCAAGAGACACAGACTATTATATATTTAGTAGAGTTAAAAACGATTTTAGTATAGCATGGATATGTGGAATTATATCTAAAAAAAACTTTTTTAATCTAGCAAATTTCGCTCCTGCTGGAACACAAACGAATAATTTCATTTACGATCAAAGTCGATATGAGATTCAATATAAGCAATTGGAAGATATAAATACTTTTATGAAAGATATTTATGAGAATATTTAATATTACCGCACAGGTTTTCAAGAACAACGATCTATCAAAACAAAATCTATTGATTAATCAAATATATGATGGATCTTCATCAGAAGAAGCAATTACCAATTTCAAACTACACTTTCCTTGTATAGAATTTTCTCTGGTAAAGATTTTATCTGTTGAAGAAATCTCTCAAGAAGCGGCTTGACTCTGGCCGATACTGTGATATACTGTGACCAAGGAGATTCTATGAACAGATACGGTCTTTGCTGCATTAGTCTTAAACTCAAAGAGCAAGGTTTTAGTCATCAAACTATGACCTATAAGCGTTTTAACTCTTTACCTAGAGAAGAAGCACTTTCTATTCTTGGTAGCAGAATTCAAAATAATCTTATGGTTACAGATAAGACTATACAATTTTGTGCTGAAAATAACTATGTTTATCGCGTTAGTAGCGATATTTTTCCACTAATTACTTACAACGAAGCAAATGTAAAGTTGGAAGATTTGCCAAATTACGATTCTATCAATAATGAATTTGATAATATCGCATCATCTATCAAGAACACAAATGTTCGCGTAACTTGTCATCCAAGCGAATTTAATGTTCTCGCATCTATGAATGACAAGGCTGTTAACAAAACTATTATTGAACTCAATTTCTATAGTTGGTTTTTTGATCGTATTGGTTTGCCAGCAAACTATGATGCTCCAATGAACCTTCATGTGCATAATAAAAATGGAACACACTCTGAAATCATTAGTCGCTTTATTCAAAATTTTAATCGTCTTGATACTAATTGCAGGAGCAGATTGGTTATTGAAAACGATGACAAAATTAACTGCTGGAGTGTAAGAGAACTTATTGCTCATTTTCACCCCAAAACAAATATTCCTATCACTTTCGACTATTTACATCACAAATGTAATCCAGATATTCTAGACGAAGAAACTGCTATCAAGGCTTGTCACGATACATGGCAAGGATATAAGCCTCTTTTTCACTACAGCGAAAGCAGAGAAGGAAATAATCCGCGTGCTCATGCTGATTATGCTGAAAATCCATTTGATAGTTATGGATTAGAATTCGATGTTGACATGGAACTTAAAGCAAAAGACTATGCTATAGAGCATCACGCTGAAATTTGCAAAGGAGTTATTGTATGAGTGCATGGTTGATTGCTTTTACTGGATGTGTCTATTTTTATGTTGCTCTTGAACAATACATTGTTCACAAAAATATTGGAATGTTAATTACATATATTGGGTATGCTTTTGCAAATATCGGACTATATATGCTAGCAAATAAATAAGGATATTTTATGAAAGAACCAAAACGAATACCATTAACAGATAGTCCACGAAATAAAGAACCAAAAAAAATTCCATTAACTTATGATCAAGACTGGGAAGTACACGATACAAATCTAGGCCCACCAGTATTGGCAAGAAATAATGAAAATAATAGACAAGACAATACGACGAGCATACAACAACTGGAATCCGACGAGACTGATTAGGTGCTACCACTATGCTGCTGCATATGATGGAACGAAACTTATTGGTTTCACGCAAAACAATCCTATTAAAACTCATACTGGTGCTTACAGAATAGGTGAAGATTTTAATCTTCCCAAATACAAGGAGTATCCATTTTTCCATGCTGAAAGTCATTTGGTTTCTAAATTGCTTGATAGTTATAATACCATTGATCCTAGTTGGTCAATTGTTGTTATGCGTATTAACAGAAAAGGATTGATCTTAGGCAGTAAGCCTTGTGAAAATTGTAATAAACTATTGCAGAGTGTTGGATTGAACGATATTTATTATAGCACAGATTGTGGCAATTTTAGTGACAACTTTGGAATTTTGATTTCAGCCGATGAGTTGACAATGCCGACAACTATGGTATAATCCGTTGACAGGAGGATACCAATGAATTGTATTTATTGTCAAAACGATATTGATTTTGATCGCTATGAGTTTCTGGTTGAAACTGGTCGCAAAATGATTTGTAAGGATTGTAGTGTGGAAAATCGTGCTGTGGGTTTTATGGACTGGGGCCACAAAACCGCCCCTAGTCTTGTTCTTGTTCCAGCCAATGCTACTGAAACTATTCGTAAACTTGATAGAGCAAACCGGAGAGCCAGATGAAATGGATTGATTTATTTCAGTATCTAAATGAGAGAGCAAATGATTTTAAAAATCTTGGACAATTTCCTTGGCAAGAAGAAGTACAAGTTTTTGACTTTGGTACGCTAGAATATTATTCTACAGACTTTATTCAGATGCCAGATAAAAAGATTTCTTTCTCTGTGGATACAACACAACTGGAGATTACTAATGGATCTTGAAATTGAAAGTCTGCTTTTTAAGCAAGTGCATAAGCCTAAAGATCATCTTATGACAAAAATTATTAATGTATGGGAAAATCGTTACAGAATTAATGTTTATACAGAAATTGAGGAGGATAATTTAACTAAAAGGAAAATTCATTCTAGTTATTTTTGTCACTATATTCCAGGCAAACTTACAATCGTGGACGGTCTAAAGAAAATCGCTTGACAACGCCGATAAGTGTGATATACTTAGAGTATCAAACACCAAAACAGGAGACTGACGATGCCCAAGGGTAAAAAGACTTGTCCGAATTGTTCCAATATGGTTGGGCCGCGAGCCTATGTTTGCAAGAATTGCAACCATGTTTTCTCTTTTAAAATGACTAATAAGGAAAAGAGAACCTTGAAGGTCGTAAAGGATTTTAATTGGAAGGAACTCGAAAAGGGAGATAAGATTAAGGTTGGTGGAGGCCCATATTTTCTTCATAACGGCGAACTTATTCCTATGGGTTATAGAGGTAAGTTTGTTGTTGAAAAGGTTGATGGCAAGGGTATTCATGCTTGGGGTTTGGATAAGAACGCAGGATTTGCACACATTTATATGGGGCCAGATTACCAGAATCCTGAGACTGGAGTTTGGAAAGTTAAGCACAAGATTCTTAAACTGAAAAGGAAAGACCATCAGGAGTCGGCCAGAGAACTCGTTTAATGAATAATCAATCAAAAATAAATGATTTGCTTGATTTGAGAGAAGAAATAGCAGAATCTCTTAAAAAAATAGACGCTGTGCTACAGATTTATTTTCCAGATCAATATTCAGATGCTTATCAGCACTGGATGCCTCAGATATTGACAGCACTGTATAATGATGTAAAATGGCTACCAAGAGGACAGGTAACTCTACAAGATACAATTGACCGTATTAAAGATGATTCTGAAGAATCTGCTGGTGTATCTAAATTTATCAAGTAATTGGAGAAATCATGAGCGAAGAAATTTACGCTATTAATAATCTCGATGGTTATGTTTCTCAAATGAGAGAGGCTGCGGCTAAAAATATTAGTGAAAATAGTCATGAGGATAATTTGGATGACTATATCAGTATCAATCAAATGGTTGGTTTAGTTAAAAGTAATTGCCTTGGTTATGACGATAATAATTACCCACTACTAAACGAAGATGCTAATCAAAAAATTTTTGATGAGATAACCATTTGGATTCATAATATTGGCTTGGCTAAACTGGCAGCACAAGATTTGGTTGAATGTGCTTGGGACGATGAACTTAATGAAATGGTTTTTTGGCAAAAGGAGACTCCAAAAAATGACAAATCTAAACCCAAGCGAAAGCGAAAGAGAAAAGATAGTCAGTAGAATATCTTTCTTAAAAGAAGAAATATGGGAAACAAGATCCTATATTAGTTCTGATTTTTGTAAACGCTGTTCCGAAATGTATGATAAGATAGTTAGATTAGAACAAGAACTAAAAGGCTTACAAAGAAAATTGGAAAAAGATGAACGTACTTGATAGTTTGAAAGATTTGGCTGTTCCAGATATTGCCAAGTATTGTCAGGATATGAGCATACCGGCAAGTGTTGCTATGATTAATATTGGTGGAGATTTTAATCTTAGCACAATGGTTCGTAATGCTAATTTTTTTGGATTTAGTAGCGTTCATTATGTGGGTAAAAAGAAGTGGGATAAAAGAGGCAGCGTAGGAACACATCACTATACTCCAATGTATCATCATAAAAGTGAAGAAGATTTTATCAAATCACATTCGTCAAGTGGTCGTACATTGATTGCTATCGAAAATAATATTCCAGAATACAAAGATATGACATTCGATCCTTTTAGTTTTGATTTCTCTAATGTTGATGAGCCAATTTTTATTTTTGGAGAAGAAAATGCTGGTTT